CTCATTTTTGTAAGCGTATTCTGAAATATGCTTTGTGATGAATTCCTTTTTAGAAAAATCTAACGCATCGTTCAGTTCTCGTCCTTTGTAGCCCATTCTAGTCCAGTCTGCACGCTCCGCACGTGTATAATCAAAATATCCTAATCTTTGTAAGACTTCTCTCCTAACTGCTACGCTCGTCCTTGTTACACCATATTTTTCTATCTTTCCTCCATATATACCTTTCCATGTAAGGTAACCATCTAACTGATGTCCCATTTCATGAACGATTATACTGTCGGCGGTAGTTCCAAGTGGAGAAAATCCAATTTTTATATAATGCTCATATTTTTTCTTTAACTTTTCGTAATCCGAAAAATAGGAACTAAGTTTAATAACACCATGCATAGAACTGCTTGAGGCAATCGACTTCAAATCTGAATCATATATGATTTTATTTGTATATCCTTTGAGCTGCGGAAATTTGTCAAATACTTTCTTAATTCCATTATATACCGATTTTCTTGATTTTTCATCAACTTTACTGAAATCAATTTTATCCTTACCGATACCCATTACTTTTGATAATTTTGACTTTTCAAACAAGTTATCTGTACTGGAGGCTTTTATAACCATTTTTCTGGATATTTTTCCAGGTGCAACCCTGCCTTTCATATCCAAATAAATTCTTTCACGTTCCTGTTTAAGTCCCATTTTCTTCGAGAACCTTGCATACTCATCTAACTGTCCTTGGTACTTACATCGAGCTAACATAACATCATCCGGATCAGCACCGCCTTTTTGCAATAGCTGCACCTTTTCACGCTGTGCCCGCATAGCAGTTTCCATTTGACGCTGCCGTTGTTTTGCTTCGTAAAGAGTGTATTCTTTACCACGGAACTCGGTCGGCTCGCTTTCTTTCCGATTCTGTTCGTCTAGCCAGTCATCCGTATATGTCCGTACCGATACACCGGGAACAAAAGGAAAATAGGTATGATAACAGTTTGCTCCACACAGTCCCGTTACTGTACCGAGTCCACAGACATCATACAGCTGCTGTTGACTCCATACTCTACCCTGCCATATCGTATGCGTTGGTCTTGCCCCTGCGTGCCATTCCACTTCAAAATATTCCGTACCGAGCTTTTCTGCATTATACTCCGCAATCTTCCCGGAAAGCTGTGTGAGTCCGGTCATAACCGCCCGCCTTGCTGCAACCTCAATCCGGTTCGCATACCCGGATGAATACTCGATCTGCCGGAGTCCACTATTTGTAAGCTGAGTGACTACCCGCCGGAGAACTGTATTATAATCAAACGCTCCTGTGACAATGTCCATGCAGGCATTATCGAGATACCCACTGTATACCTGTGACAATGGAGTTAATACCTTTCTGCCACCGTAATCCAAATAAAAGCCTAGAGATCTTGTAATATTTTCCAAGTCCTCAAGGCTTTGCTTTTTGATAGCTGATGTCACCTGTATCAGATGTTCATTTTCTTCAAAAGGTATGTATTCCGCATTGATCTGTTCATAGAGGTCCTTGTTCCTGACGTATTCCCAGTCGATCACTTTGTCGTACAGTTCAAACATTTCCGGGTAAGAAGCATTCAGAGTGTCTTTCAATGCATTTTCAATGTCCTCCGAAGAATACCCTAGTATTTTTAACCGGTTAATCTGCCAGTCTGCTGTGCTGGTGATTTCGCCCGTCTTCTTAATTCTCCGAACAATATCCTGCATGATCCTGACTTCAAGATCTGCGTATCTTGCCGCAATCTTGCTGGCGATCTTTTCCTTGTATTCATTTCTCATATCACTCCATCACCTGATTTTGCTCGGGAAGTTTTGCTTTCGCTGTTTCCTCGTCCTCGTTATACCATTTCATTCTGTATTCAACCAGGCTCATGGCTCCCATGCTCACATCCTGACGATCCTGCTGGCGTTCTGACTCTTCGTCTGTCAGAATGGAATCCTTGAATTTACAATTAAATTCAAGTCCTGTGGTGTAAACTCCATTGTAAAAAGCCAGTGCTGTCACAAAATCTTTTAAACAGCCTTCAAGATTTTCCTGGATTGCTTTCACCCGGTTATATTTACGTGTTTTTGATACAAGCACCTCTGTAGCTGTCTTTTCCACGTCCTGCACGTCCGACAAGTCTCCATATGCAAGACCAACCGTGAACTCAATCTCTCTCTTGTATTCCTCCAGTCCTCTTCTGAATGCTTCATCCCTCATTGCCGGAGAATATTCTTTGTATAATTCCCTGTCTTTTCCATCCTCCAGGTTGAGACCTTTGTATAATCGCTTTTTCAATTTTGGCAGATAGCTTTTGCCGTTCTGACTTCGCAACGCCCTTTGATCAACATGGACTGCTCTTTCACCGGAGTCATACTCCCAGTCAAGCCTTGCTCCTTGAATATCAGCTTTCCTGATCCGACCTTTTGCTGATTCGTAAACTGATACACCGCACGCTGATCCGTCAATATGATTTTCAATCGGATTTTGATAATATCCAAAATCCATCTGTTTCATACCTTTATATATAATCGGACCAGGCTGGAGCATTTCCCACTCCTTCAC